AATGGCTCTAACCAGTCTAACGAATCGATAACCACAGTTTTAAACTCGTGGTCTTCATCAATTAAACTTTGCAAACGACCCATAACCTCGTCAAAAGATTTGCACAATGGAAATTGCTGTGCATCAATCGTACCCATACCATCTTCTGTTAATACAAAAATTGGATTTGGCATCTGCGAACCAAAGTAAGTTTTACCTACCCCGGCCCCACCATAAGCTACAATTCTTGGTGGTTTCTTTTTAGATTTAGTTCTAATATCAGCTAAACTCATTTGACCACCTCGACTTTAGTATTATTACTTTCAACAGCTTCTTTTAAAGAGTTGCTGTAATGTTTGGCAAGTATCTCTAACTTCTCCACCTCAAAGTTAGCATTAGCAATGACCTCTTGCCTTTGTTGATTTACAAGGGTCACTTTGTTATATAGAATCTTGTTCTCTTCAGACAAGTCTTCTACCTTGTATTCTTTACCATCCTCATCGAAGGTAAAGGTTAGTTCTTTTTCTTCAGACATTATTTTTCTCCCGTGTTAAGTTTAAAAGTTTCACAAAGACTGCGTCCGTTACAGAATTTGCAATGATCCCCAAATATATATTTAGGGTTTTCATCCATACAAGCATCCGCCCGTGGTTTCAGAAAATCGAATCCCCAGTTAGCAAGATTTTCTCCGGTGGTTTCCCATGTCTTAACCGCCCGTTCTTTCTTTACTCCCCTGGGTTGAACTATCGTTAGTTCCATAATTGTTTCAGCATTGCCATACCTGGTTAATGCACCCAGGCCATAGATCATTAGCTGTTTGTTTTGCACCGGTGAGACTTGCCATCTACCAGACTTTAAATCTATTACGCATATACGACCTTTAGAAAGTATGATTGCATCAGCAGTACCCCAAATGTTTTCGCTTATCTCTTCCATTGATACTTGTTCTTCAATTAATAACTTTCCATCTAACTCTTTTGTCCTTGCCTCTACATAGTCTGTGTAGATTTTTGCACAATCAATCATCTCTTGATCTATCTCTATCTCAAAATCCTCAACCATCTCAACCTTGCCAAGCCAATAATCTTCTAAAGATATATCACCATCTAAATGACCTTTCATTAATATCTCAGACATTTGGTGAACCAAGGTACCGGTCACAGCCGGGATGCTTGTGGTGTACGGAACTTGTGCCGCCAACTTAGGCATACCAGGACAGACAGTCCATTTGTCTGAAGCAGAAGGTGATAATAGTGCGTGTTTACTAGGCATTATTGGAAATATAAGACTCTTGTTCTATTTTTTTAACATCATCAAGATCATATAAAATTGTGCCTGTTATTTTCCAATAACCAGGACCCGCTCCTTTTGATCTTTTATTGTCTATAGTTTTTTTGCTAACGCCCCATCTTTTAGATAGTTCATCAGCATCTATAGTGTTTTCTATGTCAAATTGCTTTAAGTCTTTTATTTCCATAAATTTCCCTTTTCTCAGATTTCACCTATAATACCTCAATATTACTAATAATGGTAATATTTATTTAAAGGTAAGGAGTATTTATGTCAATAGACAAAGCTACACCACAGGATTGGGATCAAGCAAGAGATCGCTTGGCTTCCAACAACCAGGTAGGTGGAGATCACTACAATAAGGGAACTAATATAGAGCCTATAGATTATATTGTGGCAAATAATATTGGTTGGTGTTTGGGGAATGTAATCAAACTTGTGACCAGAGATAAACATGACAAAGTTGAAGATCTCTTTAAGGCCAAGCATTACATAGACCTGGAACTTGAAAAGGTTTACGGGTTAGATAGTGATGGTAATAAGATACCAGAGGAGCTATTGAAAAAATCCTTATAGGAGTATGGCAATGAACTTATCTGATTTTGATGATCCAATTGTTAATGAGAGAAACAACAATAGTGCTTTGTATATTAATAAATACATTGCCCGTTCTCTGATTGATTTTGCTGAATCAATGCAGAAAGATCCACAGGCGTTAGCAGAGTATTTTTTACAATTAGGAATTAACTCTGCTAAACATTATGAGGATCAGAAAGTTAAATTTGATATTAAGAATCTTTAGTTAAGATCTTTTAATATGTCGGTGATGTTTTTAATAGCATCATTGTTCTTCATGTGCTCATCGTTGATGGTTAGTTGAGCCTGGTTTAAAGGTTTAGAAAACACCACATTTCTGTTGGGTATTGCAACAAAAGCAAATATATCTATCTCGTTATCTTTGTATTTTCTGTGCTTAACTCTTTGACCTTTACGCATATCAAACCGCCAATTTTCTCTGTGTTCCTCTATTTTAGATTGAGTCTTAACCTGGCACTTGTACAACTTTAGATTGTGTTCAAAAATAATATCTGCGGATGCGTTGTGTGAAACAATGGTTACTGTGTCAGAAACTTGAGAGAGGATTGCTGCTGTGAGATATTCACCAAAACGACCTACTCGTTCCGTTGCTAGGGGCATTTTATTCTAGTAAATCAGTCCTGATTGTTTCCCATTTAACTCCAGCCTCATTAAGCAATTTTTTAATATATTTTGGCTGTCTGTTAAATGCAGATTTTTGGAATTGAATTTCGTTAATTTTATTTTCTTTAATGTAATCATTAGCTGCACCTCTGATTTCTTTTAAAACAGTTCTAAGTGCCAACTCTTTTTTTGCATTACTTAACTTTAAATATCCCTCACTTTTAACAAGTGGAGAAATACCAGATTCAACCAATGGCCCGATATATTTTGCCCTGGTTTGATCTACTTTTTCGTTTCCAGAATATGGCAAAATATCACGCATTTTAAAGCCAAGCCTATCAAACTCTCTTTCAGCATCATTTTTTTCTTCTCTTACTGTTATACCAGTTAGCTGTCTTGTTAATGGACCTGGTAAATCTATATCCGTAAATGGAAGTTTAACTGTTTCAGGTCTGCCTGGTGTAGCGGCTCTTGTTGGCGATTCTACCTCTGGAAATTTTTCTCTTGCAACAGGAACATTCATTAAAAGTTTATTACCAAGATCCGGAAAAAACTCGCCTTCTAATTCAGGTCTTTTAAATTCTTGTTCTTGATCTAAGAAATCATTAAACATTCTAAGAGGTGTTGCAAAACCACCAAGAACATCCGCCACAAAATCGGACATATATCTATTAATTTTTTCCTGGGTATCTAATCCAGCCAAACCATTCAAAAGGTTGTTTACAAAACCTAGTGCCGCACCCGCCCTAAATTGTGCTCCGGTTAATGCCTGTAATATGTCTTTAGCATCACCCCAATTTCTTCCTGATTCTATTCTTGTAATAACATCTGCCACAAACATATAAGGTGTCAGAGGAAAGTATGGCCGCATATCAATCGTTTTGCCTTTAGATGTTTGTAATTCATACCACTTTTGATCTTCTGGACCTTTTCTTTTTGCCTCAATCGTTGCAAGCAAGAGGGTTGTTCCAACAATTGCTTGACTCATGGCAGAGGTATCTCCGGATGCAATTTTTTTAAATTCTTTTGGTCTTAATAGCAAACCAAAACCAATGGGACTATGTTTAAATTGAAATTCAACTGCGTTAGCCATAAATCTTGCAAAAGGTAAAACCCCTGTTGTGATAAATGGTATGGAATTAGAAATTTCAACAAATTTTTTAAGAAATGTATTATCCGGGGTCTTAGCATAAGTGAAGTACAAAGCATCATCTACTGCTTTTGATACATCATCAGCAGAAATATAATCCAATAAATCATCACCAATGCCAATTTTGTTTATGTCTATGCCTTTTTCTGCCAAAGTGTTTTGTATTGATGTTGCAAACATACCTCTTCGATAATAAAACTCTTGCATCCTGTTAAGAAAGTTAAGACCATCTACTGCTTTTTGTGCACTTTTAAATACTTTTGCTTTAGACGAATCAGCAACTTCAGAAGCATATTTGGTAAATAATTTATCACCTTCATTAACATAATATTTAGTTAAAAATTCAGTCAAATCTTTTGCTTTAGATTTATCTTTAGTTAAATTCATCATTAATCTAAAAGATTTAGTGTGATCTACTAATTGTTCTTTTGCTCCAAAGGCTCTTCTTACTGGATTAAAGGTTTGATTAAGTGCTCCATCAAACCCTTGAACCAAAGTGTTTAACATTACCCGGCCAATTTGTGCAGTATTATTACGCATGGCTGTAGCAATCTGACTAACCAATAAACCCCTTCTTATATTGTCCAGGGATCTAATTATGTCTGAATAGTTATCAATAAAGTTAGAATAAAAACCTTCTTGTTTTTCAATCTCACCAAGATCTTGACCAACTTTTTTTAATGATTGTTTTATGACAGAAAGTTGTTGCATCCTTCTTGCTGAATCGGCAACGCTTTCCCTAAAGAAATCACTTAATTGATTTACAGTTAAATTGTTTCTTGACAAAACTTCGGCAAATTTATCTCTATAAATTTTATTTTCATTTGCCAATAAAATAGCTTCTTTTATTTGGTCTGATATTAAAACTTTTGGATTTCTTGGTATATCCAACTCATCCATAATTTGTGTTCCAACATCTATAACCTTTTGGTTTAAAGCAACTGTAGTGTCTTGTTGAAAATCTGTGGTACCAAGCATAGGTTCATCTGTTTGCCTAACAGCCTGTTCATAAATTTCCATTGGGGGAGCTTCTTTTATTCGTGCTGGTGGTATTTGTTGGTCTTGTATTTCTTGTAAAACTTTTGCAACATCTTCATCGCTCATTCCCCTGGGATCTACACCATACTCATTTAGTAATTCTTTTTTTGCTTGTATTTCATCAACTTGTTGGTTGTAAAGATCTAATGCCAGTTGATCTTCTGGATGTGTTTTATCTACAGCTATATCGTCATAAAAAGAATCTGCTTGTCCGGCAGTTGTTCCACGATCCCCCTCTATGGTTGCTCTTGGATAAAAGCCATCTTCTTGCATACGAGCAATAACACCATCTGCACCAATTCCAGTAGTTCCAGGTTTGGCCCTGTAGGCTGGTGGTAATTGACCACTTTTACCTTCTAGTGCTTGTAAAAAATCACCCATATCTCCTGAGTCTTTTCCAATTGCTCCTTTAAGATATTGTCTAGCAGTTCTTAGTTTTGGCTTAGGCGGTATCTTTAAACTTTCTGGAAGTGCATTGCTTTTAGCTTTTGGTTTCGGGGCCTCTATTTTTGGTTGTTGTAATTTAATTTCTTCAACCACTTCACCTGCAAAAATCTTTGCATCATCGAGGCTATCAAAATCTCTTTCAATTATTACATCTTCTTTTTTATTAATAAGATCTTCCGCAGATAATTTATTTGCTCTTGCTATGTTAGATAGATCTTGTTCATCGTAAGCATCTTTTAAAGAAAGATTTTGCACCAAGTTAAATCTAGGCTCACCAGTATCACCATCATCAATTTTAATTATTTTTAATTTTGGATAAGAAACATCTGGAGCATCAACATTGTAAACTTCTTTAATAAATCCTTGCGGATCATTTATTACTAGATCACCCAAGGTTCCAGGCTTAACATTTATTTCCTTTGGCTTTGTGTCAATCTTAATATCTTGGAGTTTACCGGCTCTATAATCTTTATATTGCTCTTGGTATTTAACATTTTTTTCTATTTGTTTTGCTCTTTTAACTGGATCTTGTGTTTCTATTGGATCCGCCCAAGGATCATATGTTTCAGCTTGTCTTGCTTTTTGTGGATCCAACCCTAGATCAACAAGTTCTTTATCTACATTATCTTCAAATTGAACAACTTTTTTACCTTTAAATCTTCCTGATACAGCACCAACAGTTCCGCCTAAAACCCCACCCAATGTAGCTCCTAGTGCTGCTGCTTTGGCACCTTGACTAAAATCATAACCCTCTTGTTGACCAGCTTGTATTCTTGCTGACTGTCTAAGGCGATCATCAACAACTGTATAAGTTGCACCTTCCAATGCACCTATAGTTCCACCAACCTTTAAACCAGATTTAACCATTTCTCTTATAGATCTTTTGGCGGCTGCTTTTGCTGTTTGTCTTGCGGCCAATCCAGCACCAAAAGTTCCTATACCAACATAAGTGCTAGGATCTGAAAGCACACCTGCGGCAAATCTTCCTGTACCGGCTAAACTAATTTTCTTTTGGTCATATTTATCCATCAAGGTAACAAAATCATTTTTTTGTTGCTCTGTGGCATCGTGCTTCAAATCTGCGATTTCTTTTCCCATTTTGGGTATGTTGTAATTAAACCACCCCATATATCTAAGGGCGTAATCAGCATACTGTTCGTCTGAGTTTAATTTTTTTGGTTCTTTGTTTTTAAAACCAAAAGTTCTACCTTCATTCCATTTATAAATGCTTTTTGCGGCTCTAATAAATTCAGGATCTTGTTTTAATTCTGCTTCTGGGATATCGCCAAAAAAAGATGGATCTTTGGGTTCTTCTTTATATTCCTCTAAGGGAATTAGTTTGGGTTTATATTCTTCCAGGGGAATTAGTTTTTGATTTTGACTATCTTGCGGTTGATACTCTTCTACTGGTATGAGCTTCATATTTACTCACTTAAAACAAATCTTTTTCCGTCCTTCATAACAATTTTTTTACCATCAGGAGTAGTTTCTCCTGTGTCTGTGTAATCATTACCGGTATCTCCCGGAGGTGGAGTTGCTCCTTTGCCACTAATTTCTTTGGCTATCAACTCCATAAACGGATTTATGCTTCCGCCTTTAACATAGTTGTCATAAATATTTTTTTCATATGGAGTTAATTTTGTTACATCTCCATTAAGTATTTTTAATTTTTGTAAAACTTTAGCCTCTTCGTTTTTAACCATTTCGTTAGGAGTTAATCCTTTCTCAGGCTTTTGTGTTTCCAGGAACAAAGCGGCTTTCTCTCTTAGGCTTAAAGCCTTTAACAATCTCTTTTGACTTTCAGGCAAGTTAGACTCATCAATCGCTTTGTTGATCTCAGCCTCGCTCTGTGCGTTTGCTTGTTTCAATTCTTTTGTTTCTTGCATCTGTGATGCAACTTGTAATCTTCTAGGATCACCGGATAGTCTTGCATTTTCGATGTTAAGAATGTCTGCTAGTTTTTGAAATGAATTTGCCATTACATCCCACCGCCTGTTGCGTTTGGATTATAAATAGATCCACCGCCACCACCACCCATACCACTAAAAGCATTTTGCATAAATGGAGAACCAAGAATGTTTAGTGCGGATGTTACGCCTTCCATTGTAGATGGTTGATATTGTGCTGTGCCACCAAATGATGGCGTTCCTCTGACAGCTTGTGATAATAATCCAAACTGTTGTTGCGGATACTCTAACGCCCTGCCAAACTCTTGGTAAGGAACATCTAATGCTCTTTGTTGTAAGAGTTGTTGTTGGCCACCGATACCACCAAGCAATCCAAGGCTTCTGTATTGTTCGCCAAGTAAATTTTGTTGAATACCAGCCTGGAATTGTCTGTCTCGCATCTGTCTTTCGATGTCTGATTCTGCGGCCCTTTGTGCCTGTTCAAAACCAGCTTGTCGCAATGCGGCTGAAGTTCTTGCTTGTTGTTCTATATAAGGTCTAGTCGCTTCAGTTTCAAGTAAAGCTGAACGAGATCCACCAAATGCACCAGCCTTAATTGCTCTTGATTGTGCTAGTTGCTGTGCAATATCAGATTGTCTTTGTATATCAGCCATCGTTTGATCGATCACTTGTTGTTGATAAGGTGATTGATATGCACCAATATCTGCTTGTAACAAGCCTGGTGTTGGTTGTTGGCCTAGCTGACTAAGTGTTCCAAGCGGATCATATTGTTGACCAGATTCAAACATACCACGGGTGGCTTGAAAAGCTCTAAGCTGATCCGGGGAAAACCCAGCAACTCTTTTACCTGTGTAGGGTACAAATGGTTGTGCCGCTATGCCTTGAGATCTTCTATAAAGATCTTCATACATGGCCTGTTGAGCCGGATCCATTTGTGTCGTTTGCTTGCCTGTTTCAGGATCAAATGCTTGTTTGGCTGCTGCCCCAGCTCCAATGACTGTTGCGATTGTTGGTATTGCTGATGCCATATATCTATCCTATAACTCTTTACTTATCATGTATTCTTGTTCAAATCCAAGGTGTTTAACCTTTCTAAACCAACCTTTACGACCAATTCCAGTAATTTTATCTATACCTATTTCTCTTGCGTGGCTTTCTATACTTTTATAAATCTCTTCCACTTCTTCGTATTTACCAGCTATGCAAAGAATGTGTAATACTTTCTTATTAGGAAAAACTACAAATTCTGTAACAATAGCTGTTTCTTTTCCTGGCCATAATAAGGCTATTCCATTTTCTATTTTAGCTTCTACATCGTCAATTGTATAGGAGTCTTGGTATTCTATAGCTTTTTCAATTAAAGGCTTACAGCGTTGCCATTGAATCTCCCATTCTTCAGGTTGTTTTTTTATCGGTGTAACTTTATTAATCGCCTTTTCCATACTCTACAATACTTGCAACCGCATATATTTTATTTGCATCGGCTGCTGTAATTTTTAATATTTCACCAGCAGTTAAAATTAAATTTTTATT